TGGATTGGTACCGTACTCACACTTTCCGTCTCTACCGCTCTTCACAGCCTGTGCCTGAAGTGCCTGACGGTTAATCATTCCACGCTCACCGCTGTGGCTGTTGTAGAGCGAAGTCCATTCCTCAAGGAACTGACCCATTGGAGGGCGACCTCGGTATACTGCTGAGTTGTTAGCGTATGAACGGAAGCCAGCCTGCTCCCACCATGCACCGCTTTTGCACAGTGCCATTTCACGGTCAGAAAGATCGCTCAATGAAATCATTGCAGAACGACGAACTCCACCGACAATTACAGCGTTGGCAATCGCACAGCAGATATCATGACATTCCAGTGCAGTAAGTCTGCGACCTTGTGCTGAATAAAAAATCTTTACGATAAACTTAAACAGATTATCAAGCGGGGCTGGACCACTGGCACGACCACCAAATGTTTTTAGCCTTGCTCCAGCAGGACGAACTTCTGAAACATCCCACTTTACGTGATTGCCTCGGTAAAGTTTTTCTAACAGATTCTTTAGTGCATTGCCCCAACCTTCTTTGGAGTCTTCCACATGAATAACGACATCAAAATTCTTTTCAATTTTGTCGGCAATGCTTGGAAGCTTATCTGTATACTGACGCTCAACACTGTATCCAACTCCAGTGCCATTCATCAATACAACAAACAACTCTGCAAACGAATCGATGGAATCAATAGGCAGATACGAGCAATTGTATATGCAAGTATTGTCGTGGTCCAATGCAGGACCAGCCGTCATGAGACTGCGCATAGAAGGAAGAACTTCCATGTTTAGAATGGCTTCGCGTACATCGCGTCTAGATGCAAGGTGGGGAACTTTATTGGTAAAGTAATTCCACCATCGGTCTACACACTCTTCCCATGTTTCTCTGCGATTCTCACTTTCAATCCAGCGAGAATAGCGAGAAATAAAAATAAATTCCTGAAAGGCTGGTAAATTTTGCATATGGTTTCCTTGGTTGGTGTTTTATTTAGCAGTTAAAGCTGCCCATGAGACTGGGAAGTATGGAAGTATAAGATTCCCGATAGCATTCGCGTATTCGCGAACTTCCCACTGTGCATGCGGGTCTGACCTCTGCTGTACGACGCGAGCGTATCCTGCAAGAGATCCTGTCCACCACCATTCTGTGTAAGTACCTTGGGGGAGGACTGACCTTGCCTGTTCTGGGGCGACACCTTGTTCCAAAAGATCTTCATATGTTTTAACTGCTCCTGTAATAACACTATTATACTGCATATTCAAGTTAACTTCAACTATCTCGTCTTGAATAAAATCCGAACTACCTTGTTTAGCTCCATCTGTTGGAGCAAGTCTCCATCTCGGAATATAAACTTCTGGTGGATCCGTGACATAACGACGACTAACTTCATTTTCAACAAATCCAACTTTGTGCTTAAACAACTGTGTGCGAATAAAAATTGGAGCCTTGATGCGAAGACTTATCTGAGGATGTGCAAAAGGAGTCCAATGTTTATGCTTTGCAAGATATGAAATAAGTTTTTCATCTTTGTTTGAAAGATAAGAAGAAAATGGTTCATCTTTTCCGGGAAGTTCAGTATAATCTTCTTGCGTACCTCCCCAGTTGCTTTCCTTATTAAAGGAAACCCTGGCAGCGTTGACTACAGTCAAATCGTTGCCCATAACAGTAATTAAATCTACATGACCTTTATCTAAAACACTCACACGCTTTAACATTTTAATCCTTTATTTCGTCGCCGTTTTCATCTTCATCAATAAAACGAAGTTCTACTCCGGGAATGTCGATGCTATCTTTTGCATATTCCAAAGCTTTTTTCCATAATTCTGGGTCAAGTTCTTTGACATATTCGGTAAAGAACGAATTAAACTGCAAAAATGCTTGACATACCTTCAACTGTGCGTCAGCATATGCTTCGTCATCATGATTATCTTCCATTTGATTTTCTCCATGTTAAAAATTTAAGTCTGGCAATATTACCTGAGTACGTATTACTATCTAGCATCTCTTTAGTCTTTCCGTACCCATGGTTTATCACCATCTCATTGATGTCTTTTTCTGGGATGTTTGGCCATATCACAATACGGTGACCATGTTCAATGGCTTTTTCCATCATGTGGTGTAATTCTGCGTTCCGTGGTTCATTGTCAAAGGCAAAAATTAATTTTGCATTTTGAAGTTTGTTGGGCAACAACTCAGGATAACTTGAACCAACCATTGCAATTGCATTGGGAAGGAAAAGTGAATCCAGTGGTCCTTCCACGACATACACATCATTAAGAGTGTTAACACGATCTAGTCCATACCACAGTCGCTCAATGTGAGGACTTTTATAGGTGATGTATCGCACCTTAGCGGTAGGCGACAATGCCCGACCCTGCACTCCAATAATAGTTTTATTTTCGTCAAAAAATGGAATTACAAGCCGAGATTCGACAGTTGCTTCTTTTAAGAAACGGCTTGCAATCTTTGAAAAATCAGAGCAGTAATATAGCAATGACTGTTTATCAACAGGAATTTGTCTTTTGGAAACATAGCTTCTTGCATTGTGTGCAAGTGGCAAATCCGTTATACAAGTACCGATATAATCAGGCACTATTACTTCCGGTTTGCTTGCTATGTAGGCTTCTTTGGCTCCAAAGGTAAACCCTTTGTAAGTCTCCAACGTATATTCCAACGCTAACTCAGGTGCTACATTATCCAAGACAGTTTTTACCGTACAAGCAAATCCACAATTGTGGCACTTGTAAAAGTACTGTCCTTTGTTCATGTAGAAATAACCACGGGTTTTGCTTTTATTCTTCTTAGAATCCCCGCACATGAAACATCTGCACGTAGCAATATTGTCTCTACGCCACTTAAACTTTTCAAGTGACCCAGAAATCATATTAATGAATTTTTTGTCAACTATGTTGTACATTAGACTTGCCAATCAAGACCAACCTTACGCGCCGTCTTGGAGACTGCGCGGTAGTAATCATCCTCGTCACTCTTCTTCTTTTTCGTATCCGTCTGATTGGAACTGACCATAACTGGCTGGTCGTCTTGTTCTACGTCGTGCAACTTCATCTTGGCAAACGACACTCCAATTACAAACTTACGGTTGCTTGCCGTGCTGTTGTATCGATTCTTCAACTGCTTGACCATAAGTTGATTTGCATCATCCAACTCATCAGTACGAATAAGAGCAGCAAAGAAATCTGCAGTAGCAGGAAGACCAAAAGATTCCGAAGTATCTTCAAGACCAATATCGGTGCTTGCAAATCCGCTACGGTTGACCTGAGTTGCACTGAACACCGGGACATCAAACTGAACAGCCAATGCACGAAGCTCTTCGGCAATAGACTTGATGTAATGGTAACTATTCGTGTTTCCGGTATTCTTAATTCGGGCCGAAGAACAGATATTCAGGTAGTCAATGAAGATGATATCAGGCTTGAACTTCTTCTTTGTTGCCAACTCCTGCAAGAGAATACGAAAATGATTAGCGTTAGCCTCGCCAGTCGGATATTCCTTGATGATGAGTCTTCCTTGGCATCGATGCTTCAGTTCATCGATCTTTTTATGATACGTCCCCTTGGACATGCTGCGAAGATCTTGGACAGGCATGTCCAGAAGATTAGCATCAATGCGCTCAGCAATGCGCTCTTCTGCCATCTCCATAGTGATGTAAAGCACATTGAGGTTATTCATCAAGCATGCCGCTGCATGGTGGCACAAGAAAAGACTCTTACCGCAACCAGTGCCGGCCATAATGATGTTGAGGGTTTTGGTAGGAGTACCGCCGCCAGTCACCATATTGAAATAATCAAGATCAAATGGAACGCGACGTTCAGTCTTATTATAGAAATCATGGCGAGAATGAGCATCTTCCATGAAGTCGTGACCTACGCGAGTATCAAAACTCACAGCCAAGGCGTTGCTAAGAATATCGGGGATTGCAGTCTCTGAAAGATTCTGCTCCTTGCCATCCAAAATATTGATGGAACTAAGGATAGCCAAGTGCAATGCCTTATCTTTGCAAAACTTTTCAGTGCTATCGTACAGCCAATTGATATCTTCGCCATCATTATTGCTGTAGACTTCGGAAATCAACTTGGCTGAACCACGATACTCTTCCTCGCTCAGACCCTTCTGGTTTTCCAGAATAAGATCAAGTGCATCCTTAGTTGGAAGTGCATTGTACTTGCTGATGAATTGCGACACCGTATTAAATACGATGCGCTCTACCTTAGAAGAAAAGTACTCCTCCTTGAGGAAGGGGAGTACTTTGCTTGCATAATCGTCTCGCTTAACCAGATTCTTAAGGATGATCTTTTCCATGTGGATCTTCGTGGACATCGGCTTCTAGATCAACGGGCTCATCCCGCTTATCGACCTGTGTTTCGATGTCTTCTCTGTTTACCATTATATCATACAGGATTTCGCCCAAGAAGTCAATGAATGGTTGGTGATTTAAATCCACATTTACATTTTTCGGGGCTTGAAGAACTTCAACATCAAATGTTACGTTAAGATTATCGTCAGTAGGAGAAATGCTAATTCTTTTGAAACGAAATTCTACATTTGCATACTCACCTGTGACAATTTTAATTGGCATTGTATCCAAATCAGCATACTTTGGATCAGTGTCAATAAACTTATAGCTGGTACTCTCAGTCGTTGGAGCCATATTTAAAATCCTTTTGAACATTCGCGTCAATCTGATCAAGAATGTTTTTGGTAAAATACTTTTCGGGATCTTCATCGATATTTTTCTCAAATACCTTAGTCCCATCCGGCAGTTCAATACGGGTTGAGACCTTCTTGAATATATTATATTTTATAGCAAGGTCAGTCAGTCCGTAATATCGACTAAGCCCAGTAGTATAGTTTAGGCGGGTTTCTACCTGAGTATTTTCCTTAACAAATCGGTTCTTGTAGTTAGTGCACTTGATAAAGTTACCAACAACGCCATCTTCAGTCTTATCCTTGCTTTTGGAAAGAGTCAGAATAGTGCTGGCTGCATACTTAAGACCAATGCCACCACCCAATTCCTTGGTGGGAACATAAGCACCGATTACCTGATACGTATGGTTGGTCAGCAACATTGGAATTTTTGCCTTGCCCAACTTTAAAGTCAACACGCGAAACGTTGCTTTTGTCTGTTGTGCTTTGGTCATGTCGCGTACATTCTTACCTTCAGCCGAATCATTCATTTCTTTTTCGGTAGACAACATCCCCAATGAATCAAGAATCATGAAAATAGGTTTACGATCTTCCTCTGGTGTTTCCAGAATATCGTTTACCAATTTTAAAGCTTGAGTCTTGAAGTCTTCAATAGTAGCCACTGGAACCACTGCAATGCGGCTAGTGTCTACACCACGCTTCTCAAACATCTCAGTGGTTACGGCTTGTTCGGTGTCGAAGTAAACTACGACTCCTTCTTTATGGCTTTGCAAAAACTGTGTTGCAATACCAATAGCATAAAAAGTTTTGCCCGTTGCTGGGTCTCCAGCCAAACAAGTAATCTTGTTACTTGGCAAGCCTCCATAAATGGAGCCCGAAAGCAAAGCATTAAGCACATAGGAACCGGTATCAATGAACCCGGTTACATCTGAGCCTTCTAGTCCATTTGCCACGATTGCAGCGTCTGGATTGTTTAGTTTGTTAATTAAAGTTTGTAGATATTTTGACATAGTTTTTAATCTAAGAGTGCGTTCAAATCGCGCAACTCTTCTTTTAGTTCTTGAATTTGTTCCTTGAGACTTTGATTTTCTTCATTAATTTTACTAATCAATGATTTTAAATTGTCACATTCTTTTCGATAACCCTCGGCCTTTTTTTTCCAATCAAGAAAATCATGAGTGGAAACGATTGGTCCATCTAGTTCTTCGTTGTAATCAAAATCCATTTTGTAAATCTGTTTATTGGACAGCTTTTTTTGTGATGTAAACGCGTTTGGATAACAGTATGCCATTATATCGTCGATGCTTTTTGTTGATATGACAGGATCTTCCAAAACATATGAAATTTCTTCTGTGTAATTGTCACTTGACATAATGTATATTATATCTCATCCAAAAAAAGATTCAAGGGTTGGATGATCACTAATTGACCAATTAATTGCCGTAAGCATATTGTCCAATGGTTCCTGCATGGTCTTCTCAAACTGCCTTTCGCGATCCACATACTTATCTAGTTCAAACTCGGGTGGGGGGTCAGAGACAAAGGCTATAACCGCATCTCGCCCACCCTTGCCATACGGATTTGGAATCTTGATAAACACAAACTTAATTTTATCATCTTCCTTGATCGGGGCATGTGATTTATCAAGACCCAACTTCTTAAGATGTGCATTGTAAAGCAAAGATGCTTTAGTAGCAATCGGAGTGCTTTGCTTGTAAATTGTAAAGTTATCTTTGTACTTATCCATACCAGAGACTTTACGTGGCGATGCAATTTCAACCAAAGGAAGCTTCATGAAGTCCTTCTTGAAATCTTGGACATACTTTTTAAGTTCATCAGGAGTCTTGGTGAGAATGATCTTAATACAGTCCTTCAGTTTATTTCGGACAATCAGCGGAGTACTGCTTCGGACAGTCTCCATACCCATGATCTTTAGTTTTGGTTCGGCAAACCGAACTCCTTCTAGATCATTTACAAGAAGAGCATATCGCTTCTTTGCGACAAACATCCCAACGGCAGCGATTGCTTCTCGCTTGAAGAAGATCTTGTTCTCTTTGCACTTCAGGGTTTGTGAAAGGTTTTCCATGACTGAGTTCAGTTTAGCCTGAATCTGAGTTTCGCAGACATTGTTTACAAAATCAGTCTGGTCAACTGGATTCTCCTTGGCTACTAGGTCTTCAAGGTTTAGATATACTGAGTCTGTATCGACAGCAATGACGTAGTCTTTGTCGTTGCTGCTATTAACCAATGAGTTCAAAAAGCCATTCATTTCTATTTCTGCTTGGCGAATAATAACCTGTCCAGTGACAGTAACGGCTGTTGCCAGTTCAGGAGATGAATATGTAAAAGCAGGATTTCCAAGGCAACCATACAAACTGTTAGCCAAAATCTTTTTTACTGATTGGCGAATCTTTAGCGCTGAAATCCGAGGCAATAAAGAAGCATCCTTGTTTGACTCATACTGCTTTTCCAGTTGGATCATCTTCTTCTTTGCTTCTTGGCGTTGATTGAATGTAGTTTCAATCAAGATAGGAATAAAGCCTCGGGCTTTTTTAGTAAACATACTTCCGTTGCAGGCAAGGCATGCGTCGTTTTCTTCTGCCTCCTCCAACAGACTTGGAATTTCTTTGCGCTTGCTTCTAAGAAAGTCATCGGCATTAAAAGAGCAATCAGACTTGATGCAAGTATCCGGAGAAATATTCCATCCCATGATGATGCTTGGGTATAGACTTGTAGCATCAAAGCTAACAATGTTTTTGTAAAGGCCGGGTATGACTTCTTTTACATACGCACCAATAAATTGGTCATCCTTGGCGTACTTTGTCTTGAGCGGTGGGACGATATTATTTTTCAGAAGATAATCGCAGCAGATGGTTTCCCAGATGCGAGTTGCGAAGAATACAGTATCGAATCCAATCTTTGCTTCGTATGCAATGGAGACAGCCAGATCAATTAGTTTTAGTTTGTTGTCCAACCGTTCAACGAGCACAGCATCTTTGACGTTATACTCAGCAAACTTTTGAAAGTTTTGAGTATAAAACTCTTTCATAGAACCATATTCGCTATAGTCAAGTTTTTGCTCATCCAACTCTACTCGCGAGATGAAGTTTAGAGCATAACTTTCTTGGTTGGTACCAGAAAACTTTTTATAAAGATCCAAGTAATCTAGAATAGTATAACCCGGCATTTCGTACACTGTGTACGCTCGCTCTCCGATCTTGATTTGCCTTTCCTTTATCATGTTAAAAGGCGTACATGCAGCAATTTCTTTCTCTTCAAAGAAAAGCTTTGCACGACCCATGATGTAGGGAATATCGAACAGGCGAATATTCCATCCAGTGATGATGTCCACATCCTCTTTCTTTAGAATATCAAAGATACGACCAATGAGATCTTTCTCTGTATCTTCAACATAGACTTTGCAGTCCGGGAGATTTACATCATGCAAAGAGATTACATTATTAGTGTTTCCAATCCGAATGGTCGCCAAATTGATGCGCTCATTTGGTCTCTCTAGATCTGGAAAACCATTTTCAGTCTCACATTCCAAGTCAATGTATGCTATCTTGATTTTGGAAAGATCGTATTCCACCTCAGACGGATAAGTCTCCATGAGATATTGAGTGACAAAATCAGTGTTTCCATAAATGGGGGTGTCCTCTAGATCTCTGTACTGGTCAAGAAACTCTCGGCATTCATACAGCGTGTCAAACTTAACTCTGCGAACATTAACGTTTCGCAAGGTTTTGTGAGAACTCGGTTTGTCGGACTTTACAAAAAGGGAGGGTTTAAAAGAAACAGTCTCAGTAAATCGAACACCCTTGTCGTAGCCACGAACTAGAATTTTGTTGCCCTTGATGGTACACGCTGTATAAAATTTCATCACTTAGCCTTTTTAGATTTATCTTCCAACATACCTTGCAGCAAAACCATATAATTGATCACGTCCATCACGCTGTCCGCGACCGATTCGTTTTCCACTTTTAGCTCTCCACGCTGTAGGAAGGTTGAAATCCGGGAAATTTTGTCCACAACACGAAGCATAAGCCCTTCTTCGGCTGTGGCAAACCCTAAAATTTCACCTCTTTTGAAGTTGGCAAAGGGATCAGATCCTGTTGCATAGTCTGCGGACTTTTGTTTCATTAAAATTAAAGAACGATTGCACAATTCTGCGTGCAATTGAAATAATTCATCTCTAGTCATATGATTATTATAACCTATTTAAGCCTAAAAGTCAATAACCTAAATATTCAGACAGGGAGATTTTAATGTCATTTGGATTTCTAGAAGTACCAAAAACAATTGAAAGTATAGCGTGGTGGATTGCCGGAAGCCTAGGAATAGGAGTAGGCGTTCACCGTTTCTGGAAATCAAAAACTAAAACTGACAATTTTATATTAATTCACAGTGAAATCAATGAAAGATTAACGGAACTCCGAATTGCTTCTAATGCTATGCGTGCCAGCCTAATGCAATTCCATAATGGTGAATATTATATGGATGGAATTTCTATGAGAAAGTTTTCTGTCTCCCATGAGTCTTCCCATAAAGGCTATACTTCACAAGCATTAAAATTTAAAAATACTCTGTGTTCTTTGTTTGTTCCATTGCTTACAAAAGTTTTGGAAAACAGATCAATGATTTATTCCGTTCAAGCATTGCCTGAAAATAGTTTTGCTAAACATTTCTTTGAAGATGAATTCATTTCACACATTGCATGCCTTCCGATCAAAAATAAAAGCATAAATGTAGGATTTATCTTGGTTCAATGGCATAAAGACTATGAGCCAAATTTAGCCCAAGAAGAAATCATGATAAACCATTTTGAAGAAATTCGTGGCTCAATAGAATTGCAACTTTCATACCAAAGGAATTGAGGTAAAATGCCGACAGAATTAATATCTTTACTGGGTGGAGGAGTGACGGGATTTCTGTTCCGTTACTGGGCACAAAGGGCCCAAGACCAAAAAGACATGTTTAAGATGGCAATTGAAGCCAACAAACAGACTACAGACAATCAGGACAAAGCAGCACAGAGAGTTCCATTAGATGTCGGTAAAGGCGTAAGACAAATTATTGTTCTCGCTTGCTTGTTTGCCGTGGTTGCCGCACCCTTTGTTCTGCCATTCTTTGGAATCTCTACGTTTGCAGAGTTTACTCAAAAACAACCAGAGAGTTTCTTTAGCTTAGTGCCGGAGACAACCCGAAAGTATTTTGTAGAAATCCCCGGATATCTCTTTGCTGAAGAAAACCGTCAAGTTCTTTTGGCCGTTGTTGGCTTCTACTTTGGCACAGCCGCAGGAGGAAATAAATCATGAAATATCTCTTACCTCTGATTTTATTGGCCTCCTGCACTACACCTCAGATTATTTCTCCATTGGACAAACAAGGGAATGCAGTTCATAGCGTACTAAAAGAACCTTTCTTCGGAGCACCAAATCAAGGTTCTGAATGGAGTTTTTGGTACGTCGTAATATGCCTTATTACTTTTTATGCCGTTTGGAAGGAATTCAAATCCGTCCGGTGGCCCAAAAAGAAATCAGGATCTTCCGGTACTTCCGAACCCACCGATTCGGTCTGACTTTAGATCAGGCGTATTATAAATTTCGATAAGTCTCATCTGCTCGTACTTTACAATCTCAGCCTGAGCAATTCTATCCTTATTGTAAATCTTAATAGGCTCTTGGAGATTGGTATTAATCATTATTAGTTTTGTTTCGTAGGTATAATCTTCATCGACCACACCTTCGCAATTTGCCAGCGCGAGACCGTACTTTAAAGCCATGCCAGACCTAGGATGAAGTCTGATTGAATAACCACTCGGGATATCAAAAGTCAACCCAGTTCGAACCAAGGCTCGCTCTCCGGGCATCAAAAGAATGTAGTGAGAATCCTTGTCGTAATCATACTGAGGTTCGATCTCAGTAGTATCCTTGCCTTCCCAAACTTTTACCTTTTCTTCTTTTGGAATATACGCAGCAAGATCAAAGCATGCGGCAAGCTGGGTTTGATAATTGGGATCTACAACGCTTGGATCGGCTTTGTGGTAGTTTAGGTACATATAAAAATTATATCACATTAAAAATATTTGTCAATTATATTATTCAAAGTATCCGTTAAATTGAACACTTCCTCTCAATACCATCGTATTAAGCGTAACCGTACCAAATGGACGTACAACTAAAGTAATATAGTGTCCAGCAGGAACCATCAAAGGTGATGTAAAGTCCATGCTGAATCCTTCTTTATGGCTTCCTGCAGCTTCCGTTGCTGAAAATCCATGGCCACCTATTACGATTGATTTTCCTGATACAGTTGTGGCTGCATCGCCTGTATTGGTTGCAGATGCGCTTGCACCAACCATTACAATATAAGATATAAAGATTGGGTTGGTTGCTGCTGCAGCGCTAGGAACTGTATCTCCTATGCGAACTCCTGTGACATACAGTGTCTTTCCCGGTCTTGTTTGTGAGCCTGCAGGATTTAGGAAAGCAAATACTGGATAGTCTACGTCTGATGCTAAGGAGCTGATTGCCTGACTAGTCCAAAGACCACCTAAATTGCTAAGAACGGGTGCAGAAGTACCAGTCCATGTACCGGCAATACGAGCCGTACCGCTTGCGGGGTGTCCTTGACCGGGTGCAGTACGTGTTACGGTTGGTCCCGGAGTGTTTCCTGCCTGCAATTGGTATGCACCACCGCCCATTCCTGTCATTGCATGTGACCATGGCTTTACTATGTTTTGATCTCCAAAACCTACGTTAATACATCCAATTGATAATGTTCTTATTCCAGATGTGGCAGCGATATTATTCGTTCTGAATCCCAGAGGAACGTTGCATGATCCTGAAAATTGTGGAGCATCTGCGGGACAGAGAATTTCTCCAACCAAAACATGATTTATCCAAAATCTTGCAACGTCATTATATACGACTATTATATAGTGATTCACTTCTTCAGGATCAAAAAGACCAGTTCCATCGCGTGAAGGGACCGGAGAAGCATTCAATGAAACTTCTGCGACATCAATTGCGTTGCGTGTAATGATTCCCTTAAGTTGTCCACCACCAATGCGTCTGAAATAAATGCCATCAAGCGGTTGTTGAGTACCAATTGTCGTAAGGTACAGGAATCCCCATTCACTAATTGCATTTGTTGCTTTTGGGCTACCTTCCGCCATCCAAATATCTGCATGGGTTGGATAAGTTCCGAATAATGGAAATTGTCTGTAACTTCTAACATATGCAGCTGCAAATGCTGTAGTTGCATTACCAGAGTTTAAAGTTAAAAATCCGTTAGCTTGCGCGGCGCTAGTTATGGATGTAGTGCTAGAAAAGAGTACTGTATTAACTATAGTCCCCTCAAAGGTTGCATTAAATACCGATTGATCAGTTCCAACACGAAGGCGATAATCGTCAGATGCCTCTAGGGCAATCAGACTACGAATTCCCCTGCTATCTCCCTCATCCAATTCTGTGCTCATTTGCACGTAACCAGCAGTCATTCCGGTGTCACTCTGTGGTGTTACGACTTTTATTTGATTAAATTCATCAACATCCACCAAATTATCTGAACTATTTCCACCTATGATCTTTACACCCATTTTTTCCTCTTTTCAATTCATAACAAAGATTCTGCACCAAATAAAAACTCTGGTTGTGTCTTAATGTAGTTATACGCATCAATAAGATTAAATCCAGTAGGAAATACCGTTGCCATGTTACCTACTTCAACAGTATATGAAATTTCTTTCATTTTTTCATTGTTATTTAATCTTGCATTTTCATCGTAATAACCGCTCAATGTCAATGTGCAAGAGCGATTTAAATTAAAAGTAACGGATGTAAGTTTCCAATATAGAGCAGGAACACCGTGAGAAGTTTGAATTATTTGTAAAAAAGCCATTATTCAAAATATCCATTGACTGCAAGGCTGCTTGTGACAACAAGAGTATTGCTTGTTACGGTACCGAAGGGACGTACAACAAAGGTAAAGTAATGGCCAGCCGGAATCATTAACGGTGAATCAAATCTTACTTCAAAGCCGGGTTTATAGTTTCCAACCACTTCGGTTGAAAGAAATCCGTGACCGCCTACAGTAATAGATTTACCAGAAACAGTTGTGGCTGCATCAGCTGTGCTGGTTGCAACTGCACTGGATCCGACCATTACGATATAAGACAATAAAATTGAGTTAGTTGACGCTGCTGCTGAAACATATGCTTCACCTACACGAATACCAGTAATATACAGAGTCTTTCCGGGAAGGGTTGCGGTTCCTGTCGGATTTTGGAAAGCAAATACTGGATAATCTGCATCGGATGCAAGAGTGGATATTGCTGGTGATGTCCATAGACCACCCAAGTTGTTTAGTGCAGGAGCAGATGTGGCAGTCCATGTACCTGCAGCACGTGCAGTACCGCTTGCGGGGTGGCCTGCTGCACCCGAAGCACGTGTGACTGTTGGGCCGGGAGTGTTGCCTTGGGCAAGCTGATATGCTCCGTTTCCAAGACCGCACATTGCGTGGGACCATGGCTTGTTTGTGTTTTGATCACCAATACCTACGTTTACGTATCCAACCAAGAGCTGGCGAGCGGATGGAGATACTGTACCTGTGTTTACTACTCTAAATCCAACAGGATTGGAAGAAGATGCCGAGAACTGTGCTTGTGCACCCGGACATTCGATTTCCGCTACAAGTACGTCGTTTATCCAGAATCTGACTACGTCATTGTGGAATGCGATCAGATAGTGGTTTGCTTCAGTAGGATCAAAGGTTCCAGAACCATCACGTGGAGGTACATTTGTTGTAGTAATTATGGCTTCTGCAATATCAACAGAGTTATTTGTAATTATTGCTTTCAAAACTCCAGCAGAAAGACGACGGAAAAATATACCATCAATCGGCTGTGCTGTTGCTGCTGTAGTTACATAAAGGAGACCCCATTCACTAACAGCATTAGTTGTAGTAACATTCACTTCCCGAATCCACATATCAACATAAGTTGGATATGTTCCAAATGTCGGAATATGTCTGTGCGTACGAATGTATGCTGCGTGTCCTGATGTAGTTGATGAACCGGCGTTTAAAGTCAAGAAGTTGCTTGACTGGGTAGCTGTCATGGATGTCAGCAACTGGCTCCACGTAGTGGTGAGAATTGAAGTTCCTTCAAACGAAGCATTAAAAATTGTTTGGTCAACGCCAACGCGAAGTCTATAGTCATCCGAACACTCAGCCGCAATAACTGTTCTTGTTCCCAAGACATCACCGGGATCAACCTCGGTGCTCAGTTGAACGAATCCAGCATTTTCTTCAATTTGAGGAGTAACTACCTGAAGTTCATAATTTGAACTTACGTTTGCCAAACCTGCTGAATCGTTTCCGCCTTTTATATTAACGCCCATTTTTCATATTCTCCTTATTGACCTAAACACTCAATCGTGTATTTTCCGTATGTTTCTTCTGGGGCATGGCCGATAATATCAAAGCCTGTGCCTCCAACTATATTATTTATCTCAAACTGAACGCCTTCGATTATGGCATCTTCTGCCGTATGGTCTGCAGATGTAAGCCCCATGACTTTGCAGGTTATGAAAGAACTTGCATTGGCCCAGGTGATTCCTGTCAAAGTTTTTGTCACAAAAGTTTCTGGCTTGTGAATAAGTTCAACATTATCAAAAACTCCTCCATCACCATCCGCCCAAGAATCTTGAAAACTTAATGCACCAACCGTCCAAGATGCTGATAAATTATTAAAAAATTGACTGCTATATATTGTTTCTGCGGTTGTATTAAATTTAAATGGAGGTTTTGCAGTAATTTCTACAACCCAAGCATTTAAATCAGATGCATAACTGGCAACATAACTTACAATATTAGAAAAAGTTATTATTTCCGAAACACTGTCTGTAGATAATCTTATGTCTGTTATTGAATCGGCTGTGCTGAATATAGAAGGCTGAAAACCAAAAAATACACTGGGTCCATAGACTCTTACTTTTATTTGATTTATTTGTTCAGAAAAATCAATGCTGGTTGTAACACCATATACTGGACTTCCACCACCGCCACCAGAAGAGGCAATTGTGATTGTATTGCCTACTGGCGTCAGGGTGATGTTTGTTCCTGCTGCAAAAGTTACACCACCAGAAAGACCATTTATAGTTTTAACAATATTGGTAAGATTGGTTCCAGATCCAGAGAAACCTACAGTGGAAGATACAAGACCTGTAAAGTTTGCAGTTGTTCCCTGTAATGTTCCTGCAAGAGTCACACCACCCGAAGCGCTAATCCCCGCAGAGAATGTGTTGAGTGCGGTGAAGGTTTGATTACCAGAAAGACCTGCTAAAGTTGTAGTATAATTAGGAAGAGTAACTGTAGTAGCAGTAACTGTCTGATTAAACTGTAATGTTTGAGGAAAATTAACTGAATCACTAACTGCAATACCCACACCAGGAGTAAGAGTAAAGGCGGTAGCACTACCAATTATTTCAAGATATGCACCTGGTGCATCTATGGTTTGAGCAGTACTAAAATTATTATCTACATTTGTTCTTGCAACATTCGCAACGGCACCAGTACCACCATTAATACTCAATACTCCAGTATTACTGAAGGTCATAGTCTGACCAGATACACTCAGACCGATTCCAGTACCATTGGTGATTCCAACAGCACCAGTAAGACCACGAATAGATGCTACACCTGTGACTGCACCTGTAAGTCCATTGAAAGAAATTACATAATCAGTGGGTATGGCACCAGTAGCACCAGTGTTTCCCTGTGGACCAGTGGCACCAGTGTTTCCTGTATTTCCCTGAATACCTTGAGAACCAGTGGCTCCAGTAGCACCTGTATTTCCTTGTGGACCAGTGGCTCCAGTGGCTCCAGTGGCTCCAGTAGCACCCGTAGCTCCACCGCCACCGCCTCCACCAGTATAGGCAATTGTTAGAGTATTTCCCGTTGGGGTTACAGATATAGAAGTTCCTGCAGCAATATTAATTGATCCACAAAGACCATTTAATTGTGAAA